AAGTATGTAAAGTTTTATAAATGAGTGATATAAGAAAAATATCTATTGGTCCTGATTATAAGTCTGGAGCTATGCACTACATAGTTGGGCAAGAGGTTCTTAATAGGTCTTATGTTATACACCTTATTAAGTATGACTCTAAAAGCGAGTCAATCATAATATATATTCAAAAGAATGACGAGGTAATGAAGTGGAAAGAGTTTAACCATACAGTGCCAATATCTATTGAATACAATATCAATTTTTAACGTACAAAATATTTACAAGAATGGAGGGGAATTCAGATTTATTGAATGAGTTAGAATTAATTGCTAAAAAATTAGAGGCAGAGAATCTGTCTTTTGAAGATAAGCTTAACCTAAAAGATAGGGAGCATAATATTAAAATGAAATTAAACGGAGTCAAACCAATGGATTCAAGCTATGAGTGCTTCGGTTGTGGCTCATAAATTAAATTATGAAATCACCATTTTCGTTTATTGTAAAACCTATAGATAATAGAAGATATAGTAATACAAAAGAGATTGGAGGTATTGAGTTTGTAGTCAGTACCTCAATAGAAGACCACAAGTTTTCAAATAGAGAAGCTGAAGTAATTGAGCTTCCAGTAGACTACAAAGGACCAGTGCAAGTGGGAGATACACTTATGGTCCACCACAATGTTTTCAAGTATTATAATGATATGAAAGGAAAACAGAGGAGTGGTAGAAGTTATTTTAAGGATGACTTATTCTTTGTAGACGAAGAGCAGTACTTTGCGTACAAACATAATGGTGAATGGAATGCAGTGGGTAGGTATTGTTTTGTCAAGCCTATTCCTCCAGAAGAGAGTTATATTTATAAACCACTTACGGAGGAGCCATTGGTTGGAGAGATGAAGTATCCAAACGAGTACTTAAAAAGTGAGGGAGTTAAACCAGGAGATAGAGTTTGTTTTAAACCCAACAGCGAGTATGAGTTTAGGATTGACGATGAGAAGTTATATAGAATGTTTGATCATAGTATAACTGTAGTAGTATAATGAAATCTAGTAGAGAAATAAAACAAAAGATTATTGATGCTGGTCACCAAGCTGTAGAGCAGCTTATTAAGGTGGCAAAGGAAGATATAATTAAGTATGAGGCTGAAGATGAAATTGCAGCAGATAGATTAAAAAATGCTGCAGCTACTAAGAAGTTAGCTATATTTGATGCGTTTGAAATATTAAGTAGAATAGAAGCAGAGCAAGAAGCTATAAATTCTATAGACAAAGGATTAGATAAGACAAGTACAAAACAAGGGTTTGCAGAAAGAAGATCAAAATAACTTATACAGAAAGCTAGAGAACGTAATTCCTAAAAGCGTTCTGACCTCCAAGAACAAAGCAAAGACTTGGAAGTATGGTTATGACCCTAAGTACGACATAGTAATAATATCTAAGACAGGAGAGATAGGTGATATCGTAGTTATACAAAACTTAAGGATAGCACTTCCTAAAGTTCCCAAGGATGTATATAAGAGAAGCTCAAGTAAATCTAACCAGTATTGGGAGAGAGAAGAGCTACCTAAAGAGCTGTCAAAAATTCAGTCCATCTTCCAATGGAATGAAAGGTCATCTGAGTTTAAGAACAGATGGGTGGGATATATAGAAGAAGAGTTTGACAGAAGAGAGTTTGGAATGTGGTTTATGTCAAACGGAATTCCAACTTACATCACAGGCTCACATTATATGTACCTACAGTGGACATCTATTGACGTAGGATATCCTGACTTCAGAGAGGCTAATAGGTTATTGTTTATACACTGGGAGGCTTGCAAGGCAGACAAAAGAAGCTTTGGTCAAGACTATTTAAAGATTAGACGTTCTGGATTTTCTTTTATGAGTTCCTCAGAGTGTGTTAATACAGGAACTCTTGCAAAAGATGCAAGGGTTGGAATACTATCAAAGACAGGTGCTGATGCTAAGAAGATGTTTACAGACAAGGTAGTACCTATAAACAACAGGCTACCATTCTTCTTCAAACCTATAATGGATGGTATGGACAAGCCTAAGACTGAGTTAGCATTTAGGATTCCTGCTGCAAAGATTACAAAAAAGAATATGTACGATAGCTCAGACGATGAGCTGTTTGGTTTAGATACAACCATTGACTGGAAGAACACAGATGACAACTCCTATGATGGAGAGAAGTTATTGTTGTTAGTTCACGATGAGAGTGGTAAATGGATCAAGCCAAATAATATATTAAACAACTGGCGTGTAACAAAGACTTGTTTGAGGTTAGGTAGTAAAATTATTGGTAAGTGTATGATGGGTTCAACATCGAATGCACTTGAGAAAGGTGGAGACAACTTCAAGAAGTTATACTACGACTCTGATGTTAGTAAGAGAAACGCTAACGGACAGACAAGGTCAGGTCTATACTCTCTGTTTATTCCGATGGAGTGGAATATGGAAGGGTTCATAGACAGATATGGTATGCCAGTGTTTAGAACACCGAAAGAGCCAATACTTGGAATTGATGATGAGTATATATATCAAGGTGCTATAGACTATTGGGAGGCAGAGGTAGAGTCATTAAAGAATGATCCCGATGCACTCAACGAATTCTATAGGCAGTTCCCAAGAACAGAGTCTCACGCATTTAGAGACGAGAGTAAACAATCTATATTTAACTTAACTAAAATATACCAACAGATAGATTACAATGATTCTTTAATAATAGAGCATCACGTAACTAGAGGTAACTTAACTTGGATGGATGGTATCAAGGATACTAAGGTTATATTTAATCCTGACAAGAGGGGTAGGTTCTACGTATCGTGGACTCCAGAGAAAGGATTACAGAATAGAGTTATAGAAAAGAACGGAATAAAATATCCAGGTAATGAACATATTGGAGCGTTTGGTTGTGATAGTTATGATATCTCAGGAGTTGTTGGAGGTGGGGGTTCAAATGGAGCCTTACACGGGAAGACAATGTTTAATATGGACAATGCACCAAGTAACCAATTCTTCTTGGAATATATCGCAAGACCTCAGACGGCTGAAATATTCTTTGAAGATGTACTTAAAGCTTGCGTGTTTTACGGTATGCCTATTCTTATTGAGAATAATAAGCCAAGACTGTTATACCACTTTAAGAATAGAGGGTACAGAGGATTCTGTATGAACAGACCTGATAAAAAGTATACGAAGCTTTCTAAGACAGAAAGAGAGCTTGGGGGTATACCTAACTCAAGTGAGGATGTAAAACAAGCACACGCCTCAGCTATTGAGTCTTATATTGAGAATCACGTAGGTATGCAGGAGGATATGGAAATGAATGATATGGTGTTTACAAGAACGCTAGAGGATTGGGCAAAGTTTGATATTTCGAATAGAACGAAGTATGATGCCTCTATTAGTTCAGGTTTAGCTATAATGGCTACCCAAAAACACTTGTATACACCTGAAAAAAAAGTGTCAAAAATAAAGATTAACTTTGCTAGGTACGATAATAAGGGAAATTTAAGTCAGAGAATTAGATGAAAAAGGTAAATATTAATATATCATCTGCAGGATTTCCTAACCAATTTGTTTCAGATAGTGAAAAAGCAACCGATGAGTTTGGTTTGCAGATTGGTCAGGCAATTCAGTACGAGTGGTTTAGAAAGGACGGAAATAGTTGTAGGTATTACTCACAGTGGAGAGACTTCCATAGGTTGAGACTATACGCTAGAGGAGAGCAACCTGTTGGTAAGTATAAGAACGAATTAGCTATTGACGGTGATTTGTCTTATTTAAATCTAGACTGGACTCCTGTACCTATCCTTCCTAAGTTTGTAGACATTGTAGTTAATGGAATGCAAGATAGGATGTTTGAACCAAAGGCTTATGCACAAGATGCGATTTCCCAATCGAAAAGAAGTGAGTACCAACAAATGATAGAAGGGCAGATGCTAGCAAAGCCAATGCTTGATATCATACAAGAAAAGACAGGTGTTAATCCTTTTACTGTCGATCCTGAAGAACTTCCTGAGTCTGACGAAGAGATGAAGCTGTATATGCAGTTGAACTACAAACCTGCTATAGAGATTGCAGAGGAGGAAGCTATCAATACAATATTTGAAAGTAATCACTACAACGATATCAGAAAGCAGATAGACTACGACCAAACAGTTTTAGGTATATCTGTAGCAAAGCACGAGTTCCAACCAGGAGACGGTGTGAAGATATCTTATGTAGATCCTGCAAATGTAGTTTACAGTTATACAGAAGACCCTCACTTCAAAGACTGTTTTTATTGGGGAGAAATCAAGACAGTTCCAATTACTGAGCTTGTAAAGATTGACCCTACGCTAACCAACGATGATTTAGAAGAAATATCTCAATATGCTGAGAGCTGGTACGACTACTATAATGTTGCACAGTACTATCAGAACGATATCTTTTATAAAGATACAGCTACGCTATTATACTTTAACTATAAGACCACTAAGAAGGTTGTCTATAAGAGAAAGGTAAAAGATAATGGTAATGTAAGTATGATCAGAAAAGATGATACTTTTAATCCACCGTCTGATATGATGGAGGAAAACAACTTCGAGAAAGTTGAGAAGACAATTGACGTATGGTACAGTGGTGTAATGGTTATGGGAACCAACATTATGCTTAAGTGGGAGCTAATGGAGAATATGGTTAGACCACAGTCAGCAACACAACACGCACTACCTAACTATATAGCAGTAGCTCCAAGAATGTATAAAGGAGTAATAGAGTCATTGGTAAGAAGAATGATTCCATTTGCTGATTTAATTCAAGTTACACATTTAAAACTTCAGCAAGTAATATCAAGAGTAGTACCTGATGGTGTATTCATTGATGCAGATGGATTGAATGAGGTAGACCTAGGAACAGGTAACGCTTATAATCCTGAAGATGCATTGAGGTTGTACTTCCAAACAGGTTCGGTTATTGGTAGAAGCTACACCCAAGACGGAGACTTCAACCAAGCTAGAGTACCTATCCAAGAACTACAGTCTAGTTCTGGTGCATCTAAAACTCAGATGTTAATATCAAACTATAACCACTACCTAAACCAAATCAGAAATGTCACAGGACTAAATGAAGCTAGAGATGGAAGTACTCCAGACCCTAACTCTTTAGTTGGTTTACAGAAGCTAGCTGCAATGAATTCTAATGTAGCTACTAGACATATACTTAATGGTAGTTTATATATATACAGATCATTAGCTGAGGCTATTACCTACAGAGTAGCTGATATCTTAGAGTATGCAGACTTCAAAGATGAGTTCATAAATCAAATAGGTAAATACAATGTATCTATATTAGAAGACATAAGTGACTTATACATCTATGACTTTGGTATATTCATTGAGCTATCACCTGATGAAGAACAGAAAGCACAACTAGAGGCGAATATCCAAATGGCTTTATCTAAGGGAGACATAAACTTAGAGGATGCTATTGATATTAGAGAGGTTAAAAATATTAAAGTTGCCAACCAATTGTTGAAGCTTAAGAGAAAAGCTAAACAAGAGAGAGAAGAGAAGATGGCTATGCAGCAGCAAGCTATGCAAGCTCAACAGCAATTGAAGTCTCAAGAGTTAGCAGCTCAGACTGCAATGCAGAAACTTCAAGCAGAAACTCAGGCTAAGATGCAGTACAGACAAGCTGACATTGCATTTGAGATTGAGAAGTTAAAGAACGAGGCAGCACTGAAAGCACAGTTGATGGACAAAGAGTTCCAATTAAATATGCAGTTAGCTCAGATTAATAACCAAGGTTTATCTTCTAGAGAACAAATGAAAGAAGATGCTAAAGCTAAGAGAATTAGTCAGGCTAACAGCGAGCAATAAATAATTTTTATTTAACTTTGTAATAATTAAATCAAATCGACAATGGATATTAAAGTAAGGGAATTAGATGACTCTTCACAAGAAAAGTCAAGGGCAGAAGTAGAACAAGAATTATTAGACAAGCACGAAGCACAGTTTACTGATTCTGAAGAAACAAATAAAACGGAGACTGTAGAGACACCTGTTGCAGAAAATACAACAACTGAAACTACAGAGGAAGTTGCTCCAACCTCAGAGCTAAGTGAGGAAGACGTTCTTAAATTTATTGGTAACAGATACGGAAGAGAGATAACATCTCTGGATGAGTTAGCTCAGGCAAGAGAGGAGAATGAACCTCTACCAGAAGATGTGGCTCAGTATCTAAAGTATAAAAAAGAAACAGGTAGAGGGTTCAACGATTTTGTTGAAGTTCAAAGGAACTACGATGAAATGGACAACGATACCTTATTAAGGAACTACTTAGCTGCAACTGAAAATGGTTTAGATGCAGATGATATCGAAACATTAATTGAATCTGATTATACATATGATGAAGACTTAGATGATGAGAAGGATATCAAGAAGGTACAACTTAAAACAAAAAAGACAATTGCAAAAGCAAAAGAGTACTTCCAAAAACAACAGGAGCAATACAAGCTTCCTCTTGAGTCGAGAAGGGAGACTAGCGATGTTAATGAAGAAGAACTCCAAGCTTATCGTGATTATATAGCTAATGCTAAAACAATGGATGAAAGCCTTAAGCGTAAGCAAGAGGTTTTTGTAAAGAAGACTGATGATGTTTTCAATGAGTTCAAAGGTTTTGAGTTCACAGTTGATGACAAAAAGGTTTACTTTAATCCTGGAGATGCAAATGAGATTAAGAACTCTCAGTTAAATCCACAGAACTTCATACAGAAGTTTTTGGACGAACAAGGAATTCTTAATGATGCAGAGGGATATCACCGTTCATTAGCAATGGCAATGCATCCTGAAAAGTTTGCTAAGTTCTTCTACGAGCAAGGTAAGGCTGCTGCAGCAGACGAGACTATGAGAGAGTTGAAAAATGTAAAGATGGATACTCGAAGTGCTCCAGAGGTAACTAAGTCAAAAGACGGAATGCAAATTAGGTCTTTAAACCAAGATAGTGGAAAAGGATTAAAGATTAGATCAAGAAAATAATTTTAAAAAAAAGTAAAAGAAAAGTAAAATGAGTGTACAAGCAACACCAGGTTATGATCTCCAACCAAGTGCTAAACAAGTAGCGTTGGCGTCTAACTATATTACTAACTTCAACTTCTTAAACCAGTATCTACCAGATACATATGAGAAAGAATTTGAAAGGTATGGTAATAGAACGATTTCATCATTCTTAAGAATGGTAGGGGCAGAAATGCCATCAAACTCTGACTTAATTAAATGGGCAGAGCAAGGAAGATTACATATTAAATATACAAAGGTTGGTACTGCTGCTTCTGCTGCTGCTAGTAATGCTACTTTCACAATTAACGATACAGGTGTTCCTGCTTTCGCTACTGGGAATAGACCTGCTATTAGAGTTGGACAGACTGTTATGATTATCCAAAACGATGGAAGTGGTTCTAACAAAGCTATCGTTACTGCTGTAGCTTCAACTGCAAATACTTTCGATGTTGCTTTTTATGAAGCAGCTGGATTAGTAACTGCAGGTACTGGAGCTGGTAATGCTGATGTTAGTGTATTTATCTATGGTTCTGAATTCAAAAAAGGAACTAACGGAATGGAAGGTTCTTTAGAGGCTGATGATTTCATCTTCGAAAATTCTCCAATCATTATCAAGGACAAATACTCTGTATCTGGTTCTGATATGGCACAAATTGGATGGGTTGAAGTAACAACTGAAAACGGAGCTGCAGGGTACTTATGGTACTTAAAGTCTGAGCACGAAACAAGATTAAGATTTGATGACTATCTTGAAACTGCAATGATTGAAGCTGTTCCTGCTGAAGCTGGAAGTGGTGCAATTGCTGCTGGTGGTGATGTAGGTGATAAAGGTTCTGAAGGTATTTTCTACGTTGTTGAAAATAGAGGTAATGTATTTGCAGGTGCTCCTGATTCATTAGCTGACTTCGATTCTATCATCTCTAGACTTGACAAGCAAGGTGCTATTGAGGAGAATGTAATTTTCGTTGACAGACAGTTAGGATTCGATATCGATGATATGTTAGCTGCACAGAACTCTTATGGTGCTGGTGGTACTTCTTATGGTTTATTTGATAACGATAAGGATATGGCATTGAACTTAGGGTTTACTGGATTCAGAAGAGGTTACGATTTCTACAAGTCTGATTGGAAGTATTTAAACGATCCTACTATGAGAGGAGGAATTCCTGCAGGTTCAGGAAAAGTACACGGATTATTAGTTCCAGCAGGATCTACTTCAGTGTATGACCAAATCTTAGGTAAGAACGCTAAGAGACCTTTCTTA